AGTTTCATGGGTACCACCTGCAGAATTACAAAATCGTGTAATAATAAAAAATGGAGTTAAACACCCTGGTAATGAACATTGCGGTGCTTTTGGTTGTGACTCTTATGATATATCAGGAACAGTAGACAACAGAGGTTCTAAAGGTGCTTTGCACGGTCTTACTAAGTTTAGTATGGAAAACGTCCCGGTTAATATGTTTTTCTTAGAATATATATCAAGACCTCCAACGGCTGAGATATTCTTTGAAGATGTACTTATGGCATTACATTTTTACGGTATGCCAATACTTGCGGAGAATAACAAGCCTAGACTTTTGTATTATTTAAAACGTAGAGGTTATAGAGCTTTCTCAATGAACAGACCAGATAAATTAAAACTGTCTGTAGCAGAAAGAGAGATAGGTGGAATACCTAACTCATCAGAAGATATTAAGCAAGCTCACGCTGCTGCTATAGAATCTTATATAGAAGATCACGTTGGGCTTAAAGAAACTATGTACGGTAATATGTACTTTCAAGAAACGTTAGAAGACTGGTCTAAGTTTAATATAAACAATAGAACTAAGCACGATGCTTCTATTAGTTCAGGCCTAGCAATAATGGCTTGCAATAAAAATAGGTATACACCTGTAAACGTAGTTAAAAAAAATGTTGTTCCTTTAGGTTTCAAGAAGTTTGATAACCAAGGTAGTATTTCAAAAATAATAAAATAGATGATTTATACTAATTCTAATAGCACTTTTCCAAGTCAGGTAGTACCAGACGCAGAGAAAAAGACTTATGAATATGGTTTAGCCGTGGCGAAAGCTGTGGAAGACGAATGGTTTAGAGGAGACAGAGGAACTTTAAACGGCGGTAGGTTTGGAACAAACTGGACTAGGTTTAATGATTTAAAACTTTACGCTAGAGGAGAACAGAGTGTAGCAAAATACAAAGACGAATTATCTACTAACGGTGATTTATCTTACTTAAATCTAGACTGGAAGCCAGTAGCTGTATTATCTAAATTTGTAGATATTGTAGTTAATGGTATGACAGATAAAGGCTATGAAATAAAATCTTTTGCTTCTGATCCTTACGCTATTAAAAAAAGAACTAATTTTGCTAATAGAGCTTTAAGAGATATTAGACAAAAAGAAAAAATAAAAGAACTAGGGTCTTTGTTAGGTAGAGATCTTAACGCTAGTGATGATACTTCTAAGTTGCCAGATAATATTGAAGAGCTTGATTTGTATCTTCAATTAAATTATAAACAAAGTATTGAAATAGCTGAAGAAGAAGCTATATCTAATGTTTTTGATTATAATAAATACGAAGAAATAAAAAAACGCTTGGCTTATGATTTAGCTGTTATAGGTATATCAGCTGTTAAAACTAATTTTAATTTAGCTAATGGTATTACCGTTGATTATGTAAACCCAGCTAATTTAGTTTATTCTTATACCGATGATCCTAACTTTGAAGACGTATATTATGTAGGTGAAGTTAAAAGTTTATCTCTTGAAGAAATTAAAAAACAATTCCCTTACTTAACTCAATTAGAGCTAGAAGAAATACAAGAATATTCAGGTAATAATAATTATAGAAATAATTTTTATAATTATGATTACGACAGAAACTTAATACAGGTATTATATTTTGAATACAAAACTTATAAAAATCAAGTATTTAAAATAAAACAAACAGATCAAGGTCTTGAAAAAGCTCTTGAAAAAGATGATTCATTTGATCCGCCTGAAACTGATAACTTTAATAAGGTACATAGAGCTATAGAGGTTTTATATAGTGGCGCTAAAATTCTTGGCCATGAAAAAATGCTTAAATGGGAACTAGCTAAAAATATGACTAGACCTTTTAGCGATCAAACTAAAGTTGAAATGAATTATGCTATATCTGCTCCTCGTATGTATAAAGGCAGAATAGAATCATTAGTAAGTAAGTGTATCGGTTTTGCCGATATGATACAGCTTACGCATTTAAAAATACAACAAGTGCTATCACGCATGGTACCCGATGGTGTGTATGTAGATGTAGATGGATTAGCAGAGGTTGATCTTGGTAACGGTACTAATTATAATCCAGCCGAAGCTTTAAATATGTACTTCCAAACTGGTAGTATTGTAGGTAGAAGCTTAACACAAGATGGCGATCCCAACAGAGGTAAAGTACCTATTCAAGAGCTACAAACATCTTCTGGTATGGCTAAAATACAAGCATTGATACAAACGTATCAATATTACTTGCAAATGATTAGAGACGTAACCGGATTAAATGAAGCTAGAGATGGTAGTCAACCAGCTAAAGATTCATTAGTAGGTTTACAAAAACTAGCAGCAGCTGCATCTAATACAGCTACTAAGCATATACTTCAGTCTTTAATGTACTTAACAATACGCTCTGCTGAAAATATAAGTCTTCGTATTGCTGATATGTTAGATTTTCCGTTATTAAAAAATTCTTTAATGAAATCTATAAATAGTTTTAATGTAGCTACTTTAGAAGAAATTGAAAAATTATCTATGCATGAGTTTGGTATATTTTTAGAATTAGAACCTGAAGAAGAAGAAAAACAATTACTAGAAAAAAATATACAGATATCTTTACAAACTCAATCTATAGAGTTGTCAGATGCTATAGATATAAGAGAAATAAAAAACTTAAAACTAGCTAACCAGTTTTTAAAGTATAGAGAAAAAATAAGAGATCAAGAAAAGCAAAGAGCTAACATGATGAACATACAGGCTCAAGCACAAGCAAACGCGCAAGCTTCTGAAAAAGCAGCTATGGCTGAAGTTCAAAAGCAACAAGCTCTTACTGAAAGTAAATTACAATTAGAGCAAGGAAAATCTCAGTTTGATATTCAAAAAATGGAAATGGAAGCTCAAATAAAACGTCAGCTTATGGAGCAAGAGTTTCAATATAATTTACAACTTGCTAAAGCTAGAGCTGATGTAGAAAAAGCTAAAGAACAAGATATAGAAGATCGTAAAGACGAGCGGGCTAGAATTATAGGTACGCAGCAATCAGAAATGATTTCACAACGTCAAAACGATGAACTACCTAAAAACTTTGAGTCATCTGGGTTTGACTCACTAGGAGGGTTTGGACTAGAACAGTTTGAGCCTCGTTGAAAATAAAATCCTTTAATTTTATATTATTATATTATGTCAGAAGAAATAAAACAAGAAGGAGAGTTTAAAATAAAAACTCCTTCTAAACCTAAAAATTTAGGTAATAATACAGGTGAACCTATTAAAGTAAATATGAAAGAACCTTTAATAGATCTTGAGCCAGATGTTAAAAAAGTAGTAATCAAAAAAGAAGATACCGATGCCGTTCAAACACAAGAGACAAATGATAGCGATGTTGTTGTCGAAGAGTCCAAAGACAGTGGCAACAGCAAAGAAGTGGTTGAAGAAGTACGGACCTCCGACGAAAAAATAGAATCTCCTTTAACTGTTATTGAAGATACTGAAGAAGAAGAGAAAAAAGAAAAACAACCTGAAGTAACTAAAGAAGTAGAACAACCTGCGCAAGAGCAAAGAGTTCTACCTGAAAATATTGAAAAGCTAGTTTCTTTTATGGAAGAGACTGGCGGAACTGTAGAAGACTATGTTAGGCTTAATGCAGATTATACCAATGTTGATAACCAAACTTTAATACGTGAGTATTATAAACAAACTAAACCACATTTAGATTCTGAAGACGTAAGTCTTTTATTAGAAGATTTTAATTATGATGAAGATATCGACGAACCAAAAGATATACGCAAAAGAAAAATTGCGTTTAAAGAGGAGGTTGCCAAGGCTAAGAGCTTTCTTGAACAACTTAAGGGGAAATATTACGACGAGATCAAGTTGAGACCGGGCGTAACCCAAGAGCAAAAGAAAGCAACAGAGTTTTTCAACCGATACAACGAAGAGCAAGAAGCTGTGCAAGCAAAGCATAATGATTTTATAAGCCGTACTAAAAATTTATTAAATAATGATTTCGAAGGTTTCGATTTTAAAGTTAGTGATAAAAAATTTAGATATGGTGTTAAAAATCCAACACAGGTAGCAGAAAATCAATCTGATATTACAAACTTCATTAAGACGTTCTTAAATGAAAAAGGTGAAATAACAGATACTAAAGGTTACCACAAAGCTATATACGCAGCGCGAAACGCTGATACTATAGCACAACATTTTTATGAGCAGGGCAAAGCCGATGCGGTTAAAGATGTTATGGCTAAATCTAAAAACATAAGTAATGAACCTAGGCAAACTGCCTCTGGTGATGTATTTGTTAATGGGTTAAAGGTAAAAGCGATTAGCGGTCTTGATTCTTCAAAATTAAAAATCAAAACAAAAAAATTTAACTAACTAAATAATAAATTATGGCTTTAACTCCACAATTTGGTAGTTTAATTCCGTCTTCAACTCAACAGTTGTTGACTAGTAACTACCTACAATTTAACACAGGTGCTGGTGCAGATTTTGCACAACAGTATTTACCTGAGATTTACGAACAAGAAGTAGAGCGTTACGGAAATCGTACACTATCTGGCTTCTTACGTATGGTTGGTGCAGAAATGCCCATGACATCTGATCAAGTTATTTGGTCTGAGCAAAACCGTTTACATATATCTTATGATAATGTAACTGTTGGTGCTGATGGTGGTGGTGCTGGTGCAACAAACGTAATTACAATACCTAACACAGCTAGAAACGTTATGTCTATTAATGATACAATAGTTGTATTAGACCCTGCAACAGGCGCAGAAGTAAAAGCTTTAGTAACTGCTTCTACAACTGTAGCTGCTGGTGGTGCTCCTGGTAACGGTGGTACTATTGATGCTGCTCCATTTGTTGGTGGTGCTGGTCTTGTTGCTGCTGGTATTACAGCTGGTGCTGGTATCAAGATATTTGTATATGGTTCTGCATATGTAAAAGGTAGTAATCTAGGTGGTGCTGCTGCTGGAATCGGCGCGCAAAATGCTAATACAAGAGTATCTGTAGAGCCTCAGTTAACTCAATTTTCTAACTCTCCAATTATAATCAGAGATCAATATACTATTAATGGTTCTGATATGGCACAAATTGGTTGGGTTGAAGTTGCTACTGAAGATGGTACTTCTGGATATTTATGGTATTTAAAAGCTGAATCTGAAACTCGCTTGCGTTTTGAAGATCACTTAGAAATGGCATTAGTAGAAGGTGAGTACAATCAAGGTGCTACTGGAACAACTGTAGCTACTTTGGCTGGTACTGAAGGTTTATTTGCTGCTATTCAATCTCGTGGTAACGTAGAAGTAGGATTTACTGCTGCTGCTGGAATCGATGAGTTTGATAACATTCTTAAAAACCTAGACACTCAAGGTGCTATTGAAGAAAACATGTTGTTCTTACAACGTCAGACTTCACTTGATTTTGATGATATGCTAGCTGCTATATCTGGTGGTGCTGCTGGAGGTACTGCATTTGGTCTTTTCGAAAACTCTGAAGAAATGGCATTGAACTTAGGATTCTCTGGATTCCGTAGAGGTTCTTACGATTTCTATAAGACTGATTGGAAATATCTAAATGACGCTTCTACTCGTGGTGCTATCAATGGTATTAACTCTATTGAAGGTGTATTAGTTCCTGCTGGAACAAGTACAGTATACGATCAAATCTTAGGATCTAACATTCGTCGTCCATTCTTGCACGTGCGATATAGAGCTTCTGAAAGTGACGATCGTCGTATGAAGTCTTGGTTGACTGGTTCAGCTGGTGGCGCGTTTACTTCAACTCTTGACGCTATGGAAGTAAACTTCCTATCTGAAAGATGTTTGGTAACTCAAGCTGCTAACAACTTTGTACTATTCAAAGGAATCTAATGATTCAATTTTAATAATAACCTCCGTCTTCGGGCGGGGGATATTATTTTTTTAACTATTTAATTTTATTATATCATGGCTAAAGAAGCTAAAGCAGTAGAAACAACTGAGGTTGCACCTCAACAAACAGTTAAGACTAAACCTGAATGGGAAATTAAAGAACGTGTTTATTTTTTAAAAGGAAATAAATCACCTTTAACACTTAAAATACCAGGAAGACACACAAGAAAACACGCGTTATTATATTTTGATTCTGCAACAGGTAAACAAAGAGAAATAAGATACGCGACTAACCAAGATTCGCCTCTCGTTGATGAACAAAAAGGAGAAGCAACTTTAGGTCACATTATGTTTAAAGACGGCACTCTTGTTGTGCCTAAACAAAAACAAAATCTACAAAAATTACTTTCATTATACCACCCTTTAAAAGGTAAACTATACGAAGAATACAGTGCGGTTGAAGAAGCTGAAGACGAGCTTGATGAATTAGAACTACAAATTGACGCGCTTAATGCTGCTAAGTCTATGGATATAGATCAAATAGAAGCTATCATGCGTGTTGAAGTGGGTTCTAAGGTATCTAAGATGAGCTCTAAAGAACTTAAACGCGATTTGTTGTTGTTTGCTAAAAAGAATCCATCTTTATTTGTAGAACTTGCTAATGATGAAAATGTACAATTACGTAATATAGCAATTGTAGCTACAGAAAATGGAGTTATTAATCTATCACAAGATCAAAGAACATTTACTTGGGGTAGTAATGGAAGAAAACTAATGAACGTACCGTTTGATGAAAACCCATACTCAGCAATGGCTGCGTGGTTTAAAACTGACGAAGGCGTAGAAGTTTATAAATCAATAGAGAAAAAACTTCTCTAACATGTAATAATATATCAGGGCGTGTAATGCGCCCTGTATATAAATAAAAATATAAATGGCAATAAACGTAAACACTGTATATCAAACCGTTTTACTTATACTTAACAAAGAGCAACGTGGTTATATCACACCTGATGAGTTTAATAAAACAGCTACGCAGGTTCAATTGCAAATATTTCAAAAATATTTTGAAGACTTAAACCAAGCGTCTAGAGTGCCACAAAATGATATGGACTATGCCGATAGGGTTCTTGGTATAGATGAAAAAATATCTTTATTCAGAAGAACAAGAATTGTAGCTACATCGAATGATATAGGTTCTGATGTGTATAGATTAGGAACTGTAACTTTTCGACCCGAAACGTTAGGCAAGGTTGGCGATGCAGTAGAACTTCAAAGAGTACAGCGTAACGAATATTACAATATAACAAAATCTCCACTTACAAAACCAACAGAGCAATTCCCTGTATATCTTTTTCAAAACAATGAAATTCTTGCACGCCCAACTACTATTAACAGTGTAGATATAGATTTTGTTATTAGACCTAGTGATGTTGTTTGGGGTTTTACTAAAGATCAAAATACTCAAATATTAGTATATAATTCTAATACCAGTACTAATTTTCAGTTAGATCAAACCGAGCAAACAGAAGTTATACTTAGAATTTTAGCTTATGCTGGTATAGTTATTAGAGACCCACAGATAGTACAAGCAGCTTCTCAAGCTGTTCAAGCTGAAAATATAAACGCAAAAAGCTAACGTATGGCACTAATGCAAGAAAACAATAGACAATATTACGAAGGGGCTCAAAGCTTTACAGCGGCAGGATCAGGAAGTGCTGAATCTTTTACAACTACATTTAATACAGATTTAATATTTAACGCTGTATCTTCTGCTACACCTAGTTATGCTTTAAATAACTTTAAATTATATACAAGTCCTACGGGAGCAGCGGGTACATATGCAGAATACACCCGCGCATATACAGTTTCTGATAATACTATAACTATATCTGGTATAAGTACTGTTACAGATAATCTAGCAGCTCCAACTCTAGTAAACTATGTAATAATAACTAAAACTACTTTAACAAGTACTATAGTTGTAGGTGATACTCTTTCAATGCCAACAGCTAGTTGGACTGGTGCTACAACTTCAGCTATAATAACAAGTATAACAGATCTTGGTACTCAGTTACAACTGTTTTGGAATCCTGCAATATATGGCTCCACTACTTATGGCCCAGGGGTTAATATTTCTATAAATCCTTTATTAAGTGGAACTAAAATAGTTGTACAATTAAAAAAACTAGATGGTGGTAATTACGGTAACACTATAGGAGAAAAAGCTTTTGGAGATATAGTAGAAAACAATTATGGTTCTTACTCTTATGTAAAAATAGGTGATATAGTAAACAACTTTTTAGTAGCTTATGTAGGTGTTGGAAAATTATTACCTAGCATAAAACGCACCGATGTAATATTTCATGCTAAAAGAGCACTACAAGAATTTAGTTATGATACGCTAAAAAGTAAAAAATCTCAAGAACTTACAGTTCCTAAAAGCTTGAGCGTAGTTCTTCCACAAGATTACGTTAATTATGTAAATATATATTGGGTAGACCAAAATGGTCGTCAGCATATTATAATGCCTTCAAATAATCTTCATCAAAGCCCGACAGAACTTCCAATACAAGATAACAAAGGAGTACCAATACAAGATGCTTTTAATGAAAATATAGAAGCAGCTAACTCTATAATAGACGATAGATGGGATAAAAATAATTTTAACAATCAAGCAAATTTATTAAATGATCCGTTGCTAGCATCTGAATTTTTCAATGATTATATTGGTATGGTTGGTTATGGCCAACAATACGGATTAGATCCTCAGTATGCTAACATAAATGGTTATTTTAATATTAATAATAGAATAAATAAAATATCTTTTTCTAATAATTTAGTTGATAAAATAATAAACTTAGAATATATATCAGATGGTCTTTCTAGCGATTTAGATACTGAAGTACCTAAAATGGCGGAAGAAGCTATGTATGCTTACATATCTCATGCTCTTATATCTTCTATGATAAATCAGCCTGAATATGTAGTGCAAAGGTTAAGAAAAGAAAAAAGTGCAAAACTACGTAATGCTAAAATACGTTTATCTAATATAAAACTAAATGAGTTTGTACAGGTTATGCGAGGTAAATCTAAATGGATAAAACACTAAAATTAAATGGCTGAAGTAAAGAATAGTTTTCTAGCGTCTAAAATGAATAAAGATTTAGATTCTAGACTAGTTCCCTCTAATCAGTACAGAAACGCTTTTAATATAGCTGTTTCAGAATCAGAAGATAGTGATGTAGGCGCACTTGAAAACGTTTTAGGTAATACACTTATTGCTACTGAAACAAATTTTGGAGCAAACGCTACTGTTATAGGTTATGGTGTAGATGAAATAAGCGAAAAAATATATTTATTTATTACAGATTATACAGATACTTCACCTACTAATTTAACTAATAACCAAGCTGCTGTTAATCAAGGTATTTCTTCTATTGTTTGTTTAGATGTTAAAAACAACGCTAATACTTTTATAACGCTTGTTACTGGAAGATTTTTAAATTTTTCTACAACACATCCTATATATGGCGTAAACATATTAGAAGATTTATTATTTTGGACTGACAATAGAAACCAGCCTAGAAAAATAAATATAAGTAAAGCTACCAGTAGTTCTACTTATTATTCTACAGAAGATACAATATCAGTAGCTAAGTATGCTCCGTATCAAACTATAGATTTAGTAACAGAAAATAGCGGTGTATATACGGGTACAATGAAAGATGTAGTATCGCCTTCTACTATAGGTGGTGCCGCTGGTTTTGCAACAACTACGGTTAATAACGCATCTATAATACCTATAACCACAACTTACGGCGCTTTTGCTACTGGAAACATAATAACTTTACAACCGCCTAATACTGATAAAATACCCGCAGGAACTCAGGTTGCAGCTGGAAGTACCGCTACTAGTTTAAATACTAATCAAGCTGTAGGTGTTACAACACCTTTAGATGCTAATGACGTTATTGTTTTTTCTCCAAATCCAGATTTTATAAATAATTACTCTGGTGATCCTGTTTTTCTTAAAGATAAATTTGTAAAATTTTCTTATAGATTTAAATACGACGATAACGAATATTCTATAATAGCTCCTTTTACACAAACAGCTTTTATACCACAACAAGATGGTAGGTTTTTAACTGGAGATGAAGAGGCTTCTTACACGAGTGGTGAAGTTTCTTTTATGCAGAATAAAGTTAATTTTATAGAATTAATTATAAATTTTCCAGACTCTGTTACTGGAGCTAATTTAAATTCTAATTTTAAAATTACAGAAATAGATATTATATATCAAGAATCTGATAGTCTTGCTTTATATGTACTAGACACTATATCTTTAGACGATATAACTACAAACCATTCAACAGATACTTTTTACAAATATAGATATCAATCAAGAAAACCTATATTAACATTACCTTCTTCTGAAGCTAATAGAGTTTACGACCAAACACCAGTTAAAGCATTGTCGCAAGAAGTTTCTGGTAATAGAGTTATATATGGAAACTATGTAAATAAATATACCGCGCCAAATCATTTAAATTATCAAGTAGCTGCAAGCGAAAAAATAGAATCTGGAACTTTATATACTGGTATTGATAAAGAATACCCAGAAAGTACACTTAAAAGAAATAGAAATTACCAAGTAGGCATTGTGCTTATGGATAGATACGGAAGACAGTCTGACGTTATATTATCTAATGTAGGTAGTGATACGGCTTCTAATAATTTTACAAATGTTTTTGGAGCATCAACGTTTTATTTTCCATATAGAAACAACAACACCGTTGGCGATGTGTTAAGTGACGTAGGTAATTCTATAAAAATTCAATTTAACGAACAAATATTAAGCACGTACAGCCCTTTGCAGTATGGAAATCCTGTTCCTACAGGACAACCTGGTTTATATAATAGTACAATAGGTAATGCTTCTTATAACCCTTTGGGTTGGTATACATATAAAGTTGTTGTAAAACAAACGCAACAAGAGTATTATAATGTATATACCCCTGGTATTATTAATGGATCTTTTAACTCTATAGCGCCTAATTCTGGATTTGCGTTTACAACTTTAATATCAGATAGTTTAAATAAAGTTCCTAAAGAGCTTCTTGATGTTAGTGGTAATCAAAATCAATTTAGAAGTGATACGCTATTATATAATGTTGTAAACACCACGGGCACGTCTCCTAATTATTACAATGTACAAGGTTTTCCTGGTAATACAAACAACACTGTTACTACTTTATCTACATTTACAGACATGGGTGGAGTTACAGGAACATCAGCGGACAATGCTATTTTTCAAGTAGATACAAATCCATTTTTAGCAAAACTTGCTACACCTGTATCTATTGGTAGCGCGTATGCCACTGATTTTAATTTTAATTTAACTGTTTTTGAAACTAATCCTTTTGAATCTAATATAGATATATATTACGAAACATCTACAAATGGTGTTATATCTGAGCTAAATGCAGCAATAGCAGTTGGAGGTGGTAATACGCCTATAGGTTTTACGTCTTTAGCTTATTTACAAAAAGAAAACCAAGACCCGGCTGGCACGGGCACATCGACTGGCGCCGCAGATTCACGTTATGTAACAACTAATTTTAAACCTATAAATCAAGCCTCTCAACAAATTGATAATTCTGAAATAACAAATTTTACAGTTGTTGATGGTGGTGGAAATACCAGAACTAGCGAATTTACTTTAGAATTAGACCAAACACAAGGTGATGATCGTTATAGAATTAAAATAAATGCTTTAGGATCACCTAACAATGGTTTTTATTTTGGACCTAACGCTTCAACAATAGAGGCGTATACGTTTAACATGAAAGTTAGAAACAAAGATGATAATGCTACGGCAGACGTTAATGGCGCTGTTAGCAATTCTACAACTATAATTGTAGACAATTTAGTAGATGGCAGTGCTGGCAACGGTATTTTCACAGGAATGCAAGTGTTTAATGGAGCTACTCTTTTAGGTGTTATTGACACTGTAACAGCAGGAGGTGGTGGTGGCGATGCAACAGCTACGTTTAATTTAGTTAACCCAACAACTGTTGCTAATGACGTTGCAATAACATTTAAAGCACCATTTGCTAGTTTACAAATTAATGCTGCTTTAAGTAATGTTGATCCTATTATTGACGCTTATAATTTACCTTCGCCTCAATATTCTACAATGCCTAATCCATTTGTAACTTTTACGGGTAAAAATGGTAGTTTTAATACGGCTAAAAACACATTGGATTTAACATGGGGCTTTAGTGTGACGCAGGCTGCTATAATAAACGCAGGTTACACTATAGTAGTTAACAATAACCCGTCTGGTAGCAACGCAGCTACACTTCAAATAATTAGAGGTGGAGGCACTTCAGACATTGTAACCTTAAGTATAGATAAAACTACTGGAGTTTTTGGCAGATTAACAGGAGGTTTTTGGAGTAATTTAGATGTAGTTATAACATTAACAGACGCGGGTGGTGCTACAGTGACAACAACAGTAAACTTATTAACAGAACCAGGAGCATTTACAGATGCTTTCTCAACAGCGTTTGATATATAAAAATTAAAAAAAATGGCAACATCAATAACAAGTATTAATTATAAAACACAGTTAGAAGCTTTATTAGCAGATAATACAGCAAAAGAAATTAGCGCTCAAGACGTAAGAACAATAGTAACTAGTAATTATCAACCTGTTTTAATTTATGCTGGAATAATATTTCCAGATGATCACTATAGTAATTTAAATAATGATCTTTTACGAACTCTTTATTATAACCCTGACTATTTTGGAGATGAAAATATAATGAGTCCCGGCAGTACTAGCCCTTGGGTTATTGATCAAACAGGTTCTGGTATTACAAACGGAACTTATACAAATGTAGAATTACTTCCAGATCCTTATACTAGCTACAATGCAGGTATAATAAATATGTCTAACTTTGGTGGTGACCCTGGAAACGCTTTTTTTAATGTAACAGTTAGCGGAAATGTTGTTACGGCTTGTACTTCTGTAACACAAGGAAGTGGTTGGATTCCTCAACAGGTAATTCCAGGTAGCCTAGCAGCTGGTCAAACAGGTAGATTAAGTATTAATGGTAATACAAGTGCTAAATTAAGATTTAATGGTCCTATAAAAATAGATTATGAATCTGGTGGGCGTAATGGCTTAACAATGACTACAAATTCAACGGGAGGAAATCATGGGTATTTAAATACTCTTATGAACTGTACTCAAGTTATTAGAACTGGTGGTACTGAAAGCACAGCAACTATGGCTTTTGCTAATCCAACTAGTTTTAATACTTATGTTCAAAATGAAATAGCTTTAGAACAACAAGAACGAGGCGCGCACTTTCAACTTTGGAGATTACCACAATCAACTTAAATAAAAAAATAAATAGGTGAATATATATATATGTCTGCTACAATAGAAGTTAAATATTTTAATTCCTTCTTACTAAGAAAGACTGTTGATGCTAACAGTAATAACGTGCCAGCGTATAGACCAGTAACCACTACAGCTGCTAGAAACTGGATAATAGAAGAGTCTAGAATTAAAGGTAGATTTAATGGTGTGTCTGTGGGTTTTGGGCCAAGAGCTTATCTTGTGTCTGAAACAAACACAGGCTCTATAAGATTTAATTCACTTATATATTCTGGTATATTTAACTCTAGAACTAGTGTTAATAATACAAATCAGTTTCCAGCTGGTGAAGAAATAACTAGAAGTTTAGATCCGCAAAATGGATCTATACAAAAATTATATGCTGAAAATACAAATTTAACTATATTACAAGAAGATAAAGTAAGCAAAGCTTTAATAGATAAAGATGCTATTTACTCTGCTGAAGGTTCTGCTATAACAACATCAGGATCTATGGTTATAGGTCAAATAGTACCTTATCTAGGTAAATACGGAATTAGCGAAGACCCAGGAAGTTTTGCTGTGTATGGTTATAGAAAATATTTTACAGACAGAAAACGAAACGCTGTACTTAGATTATCAAATGATGGTATTACAGAAATATCTTCTTACGGCATGCGTGATTTTTTTAGAGATGAATTAAATAATTTAGACAGTGGTTCTGGACAAATTGGCGTTATTAAAGGTGGATGGGATATACACGCTAAAAGCTATGTAACTTCTTTTCAACCTTGGCAAGCAACACCTACTTCTAATACTGACTATAAAACATTAGCGTTTGATGAGAGACCAAAAGGTTGGATTAGTTTTTACAATTACAAACCTAGTCAAATATTTAGTTTAAAAAATAATTTTTACACTACTAATGGTAATAAAATATACCAACATTATCTTGGTGATTATAATAAATTTTATGGTATTTCACAAGCCGCAACAGTAACTTTAATATTCAACCCTAAAGTTTCAATGTCTAAAAACTTTAGTACTATTAATTATGAAGGTACTAACGGTTGGAAAATTAACAGCATTGTATCAGATGCTACTGAATTTGACACAGTTTCAGGTACTCCTACAGCATTTGCAGACTCTGCATTACCAATAGCTAGTTATGAAGAAGGTCAATACGTTGTTAATGGTTCTACTATAGTTACACCAACGGACGCAGCTTGGAATTCTTTAACAATATCGGGTGGTAGCTTTATACAACGATACGGTTTTGATAGAAAAGAAAACAAGTATGTGTCTGCTATAAGAAACAACAGTCAACCTCAACCTCAAGAAATTATATATGGTAGTAGTGTTTCTGGAATAAAAGGATATTTAGCAACAGTGCAATTATCTACTGATGCTACCACAAACCCTACTGGTAAAAAAGAATTATTTGCAGTATCTTCTAATTATGTAGAATCAAGTTATTAAATAAAATGAAATTAAAAAACTTAGATGTATCTGTAGATAAAATACAAGATATGATTATAAATAGTGATCTTGGAGTTGGTGACGGAAAAAGCATTGCTCATATACCAGAGATACCTATTAAACATTTATTTGCAGATCAAATATATATTAGGCAAATGGAAATGAAGCAAGGACAGGTAGTTGTTGGTGCTATACATAATCATTTACATGCTTGGTTTTTAATGAAGGGAAGAGTTTTAATAAATAACAATGGTGAAAAAGTAGAACATATAGCACCTTGTTATACAGTATCGCAACCTGGTTCAAAAAGATTTATATATGCTTTAGAAGATTCTGTATTTGTAAATGTGCATAAGAATCCTTCAAACACTAAAGATATAGAAAAATTAGAAAAAGAAATAGTATCTTTTGATATAGAAAAATTTAAAGAAAAAAACTAAATAATTATGACATTTATAGCAGCAGGCATTGGCGCCGCGGTAAGTATAGGTGGTTCTATTTTTGGCGCGAGTAGAGCTAAAAAAGCAGAGAGAAGAGCAGCTGAAGAAAAAAGAGCTTTGCAGCGAGAATTTAACGCAGCTGAAGCGTCTAGAC